GTAGATGGTTATGATAATGCTGGTGCTGGTAAACCTCTCGATTTTACAGCAAAGCTTGCTTATCAATACTGGAGACATACAGTTAGCCCTGCAACTGCTTAATATTAAGTTTATTACAAAGCCCTGGTTAAATCCAGGGCTTTTTTTATGTTCAACCATTAAGTATTAATAATGGCGAGTACAACAGATTCAGGTATAGCTTCATTTTATCAAACAGCAACTAGACGTGGGTTTGCACGTACCAATCTGTTTAGAATAAATTCAATATCAAGAAACTCTAGTACTAATCCAGGTAATAATACAGACATATATACACCTATACAAAACACTGAAAACTTGTTTTTATATGCTCAAGATGGCATTATACCATCACGTAATATATCTGTTACATCTGTAGATTTTAAAGCATTTAAATACAATATACCAATGGTTGCTAGTTACCCTGAAGCAGCAGGTTCTTGGTCAGTTACGTTTTTTTGTGACAGAGATTATATATTGAGAAACGTTTTTGAGCAATGGTCGGTTGATACGTTTGATGAGCATACTTCTTTATCAAATCAACCTAATTGGTGGGATTGTAATGTAGTGTTGGACTTAATTAATAATTCAGGCCCTAACGATATAAACACGCATCCAGCTGTTCGTAGATATACGTTAGTTGGTGCTTTTCTACAAAATGTGGGCAGTATGAAATATGAAGTTAAATCTGGTGGTGATATAGCAACAATGCAAGCTAATCTAGGCTTTCAATATATAACATCAGAAGACTTATTAACACAGTAGGTGTAAGTATTATACATATATGGGCGTTGTTTATGGGCAATCAATTAGAGATTTTTATAGAACTGCAACCGAACGCGGGTTTGCAAGAGATTTTCAATTTAGAATAACAGCGTTTAGGGTAAATGGCTTAGAACTTGATACTAATAGTTTAGTATTTTTAAAAACTGCTAATTTACCTGGTAAAACTATATCAACAATATCTACTCCTTATATGGGACTAGATTTTCAAATACCTGGTAACGTAAAGTTTGATAATAACAATAACTGGACAGTAACTTTTTATTGTGATCAAAGTTACGATCTAAGAACGTTATTGGAAGGTTCAATGTCAGATACTTTTGATGAATCTCAATCTTCTGGTGATATGGAGCCAAGAGATTTGACCGAAAACATTATACAAATCTCTTTAATAGATGATCAATTAGAAGAAGTGAGAGTTTACAACTTGTTAGGTGCATTTATAACAAATATAGGTGAAATAAAATACAATTTAACCGGGGCAGGGGCTGTACAAGAAGTTACTGCTAGTATAGCTTATCAGTACTGGACTACGGAGCCTAGTTCTGGTATAGCATCAGGTTTTAGTTTACAGAGCTTAATTGTAGGACAAGCTACAGCAGCAGTTAACAACGTTATTAATAGTTTAATAACCAATTTAGGAGGTAGGTAATGGCTACTATAATAGGCTCTAACGCTAACGTAAATAATTCTGGTTCTGAGGTAGGTACATTTGTACAGTTTTTGAGTAACCCAGCAACTCAAATACCTCTAGATTCTAATTTTCTTATTAGTTTTGACCCAATACCACCCGCTTTAAATAGTGGTACTGACTTATGGAAAAATTTAGAATATAATTGGAATGTAGCACCTACCCTAAACTCTTTGATAGGTCAAACACAAAAACAAACAGTGTTTGGTAATTCAGTATGTTTATTTGCTCAAGCTATTGACATACCCGGGGAAGCTGTAGGAACTGAAAGAGCATCTACACCGTTGGGTGGAGCCGCTGGTGGCTTGATACCTGGTGTTGTTAGCACATCACGGGCGGCGTATAACGATTTAACTATAAGTTTTCTTGAAACAAACCAATCATTCATTGACTTTTTTATACGCCCGTGGATTACGTTAGTAGGGCATTATGGTTTAATAGTAAGAGATAGTGCTTCTCCGCAAAACGTAAAAACAGACATAACAGTAGTACATTTTGATAAAAACGATAATCAAACTAATGGTGGAGTGAGAAGGGTTTTTACTTTTTATTCATGCGCTCCTGTTAATATAGGAGATTCTAAATATTCATACGGTAAAGCAGAAATAAGAGTAGAGCCGGTAAAATTTGTATATAACAATTACAAGATATCTTACATGCAAAATTAAGGTAACTGATTTTTCAGCATACCAACGTAAGTCAATACAATGTCGTTTACATACGGAGTTAAATTACCTGGATTTAATAATAAAAAAATATGGGTAAAAGAAGTTACAGCTAAAGATTACAAAGACCTGGTTAAATCCCTTTATAACAACGACCCTACAGAGTTCTTACATCATTTAAATCAAGTAATTGAACACGTTTCCCCTGGGATATTACAGGAAGGACTCAATGTTGTAGATAAGATTATACTTTTATTACAAATACGTTCAATATGTATAAGTCCTGATCTTAAATTGAAAGCAAACTGCACAGATACGAAAAAAGAGTTTGAATATACAGTAAAAATAGAAGATTTAATATCTAAATTAGAAAATATAAGTTATAATCGAACAGTTACACATGAGGATACTATAGTAAACCATAGTATTATTAAAGCTAAAGATGAAATATACTTTGTAGGTCTAGAAACTGAACGGTATTTCAGTTATACACTAGCTTCCTGTATAGATTCCTTATCGATTAGTGATAAGACTGTAAATTTTAAAGAACTAGAATTTAATGATAGAATTAAAATTGTCGATACATTGCCTTTTTTAATAACCACTAAAATATATAAATCGATTACTACTGTAGAGGAAAATCTCAACAATATTAAACTGTTGGTAATACTATCTCCTTTTACAAGAAAATATGTAGTAAACCTACCAGTGTCAACAAATACAAACGTGTTGTTAGATTTTTGTAAACTGGTCTTTAATGATGATTTAATAAACCTATATAAATTAAACTTAAGTTTGGTAAGCAAAGCTAATTTTACCCCGGATTATGTTGATAGTATAACTCCAGCTGAACAATTATTGTACTGGACTTTATTTGTGCAGCAAGTTGAAAAAGAAAACTCAGAATCAAACACAATGTTGCAAAACAAACAAGCAACTGCACCCGGTTTTGATGGTAAAGCAATAGATTTGAACTTAAGAACACCAAGTGAATTTACTTGATATACACACTTGCAAACGTAAATTAGTATTATGAGCAATAACTTTAATGACATACTATCCGTACTAGATACAATTAATAGAGAAGTATCGGTACCGATCTATATACCAAGTCTCAAAAGAGATGTAAAGTTTAAAAGCATAAGCACCGGTCAACAAAAGAGTATATTAAAAGCTGCGGTTGACAACCCTGTTTTTCAGACTAGATTTACTATAGCGTTTTATGCGTTAATTCAAGAAAACTGTCTTGAAAAAGATGTAGTACCACTATTAACCACTCTTGATGCAGCATGTATTGCAATACAGTTTAGAGTTAGTACAGCAGGTACAGATTATACTATTCAACAAAATAATCGTAAGTTTAACGTAAACCTACAAACCGTTATAGATAAAATTAAAAGCAACGACGTTACGCTAAACGCAGACACAGTAACAGAAACACCTTTTACTGTACAAGTAGGTACACCTTTATATGTTGATCAATTTAATTTAGAAAAACAACTTCGTGAAAAAAACACAAACGATCAACAAGTAATAAACACTCAACTTACAGATACGATAGGAGATGCGTTTGTTGGAGAAGTATCAAAGTTTGTAAAGAATGTAACTGTGTACTACAATAATGAAACACAGCAAATAGATTTTACCACATTACCTTTTGCAAAAAGACATGCATTATTAGAAAAAATGCCAAGCACCGTTGTTAAAGGCGTATTAAAGTATATGGAAAAGTATGTAAATATACAGAAGGATATATTAACAGTTACAGGTACGGATATAGAGAACGGTGAAGTGGTTAGCGATCTAGTGTTATTAGTAGATAGTGCTTTGTTTGTTGTTAGCCAATAATGCTTAAGGTACATTCAGTACCTAAGTATTTAGTATATGGCAAACGAGGGAGATAAGAAAACCCCAGCTTCAGGCATACCACCTGATGTGGCTGCTGCTTTAAAAGCAAAGCCCACCCCAGTTATACCACAAAAGTGGTTAGACGAGATGCTAAAAAACACTAAGGATATCCCTACTCAGCTTAAAGCATTAGTACAAATAGTAAGCGATACACAATTAGCCAGCAATCAAGCAAGTTTAAGTACAATAAATCAACTAAACAAAACTCTAGGGCCTAGTTTGCAAAACGCTTTCGTAGAAGCATTAAGAAAATACGATAAAGACGAAAAAAATTCAGAAAGCGCTAAAGAAGAAGACAAGAAATATAAAGATAGAAAAAAAATAAAAGATAAAGAACAGGACGAAAAGCAA